CGTGCTGGCATTGGTCTAGAAATTGGGAGGCTTCGTCCCCTAGGTAGCCCCATCAGAGGTGGTGAAATTATGCATACAGGCATGATACCATTCCTAAAAAAATGGTTTGGCGATCTCCGCAGTTGCAGCCAAGGCGGCATTCGTAATGCCAGCGCCACGGTTTTCTATCCCATCTGGCATCATCAATTTGATGACTTGATCGTTCTCAAGAACAACCAAGGCACGGAAGAAACGCGCGTGCGGCACATGGATTATGGTGTGGTGCTGAATGCGTTTTTCTGGCGTCGTTTCAAGAACCAGGAAAACATCACGTTTTTTGATCCCAATGAGGTACCTGACCTATATGAGGCATTCTACAAAAACACCTCGCTGTTTGAGCAGCTATACGTCGAATACGAAAAACGCAACGATCTTCGCAAAAAGACCATGAGTGCGGAAGAAGTATTCAAGGGTGGGATCTTGAAAGAACGAACGGATACAGGACGTATCTATTTGGTATTTGCTGACAATGTGCAAGCACAAGGTCCATTTGATCCAGAGTTGCACACTATATATCAGAGCAATCTCTGTTGCGAAATTCTATTGCCAACGCGCCCATTCAAACGTCTTGATGATGACCGTGGCAGGATTGCGCTTTGCACGCTTGGATCGATAAACTGGGGAGCATTCCGTAATCCAGAAGACATGCGCCGAGCCTGTAGGATATTGCTACGCAGCCTTAATAACATACTGGACTATCAAGATTTTCTCAGCATACAAAGCCGCTTGAGCAATGAGGAAATACGACCCATAGGCATAGGAGTAACCAATCTTGCATATTGGCACGCCAAGCGCGGATTACAATATGGAGAGAAGGATGCACTGCAAGAGGTAAAGACATGGTCAGAACATCAAGCATTCTACCTGACGGAAGCTACGGTGGAGCTGGCCAAAGAACGAGGTCCTTGCAAGGACAGCCATTTAACCCGTTATGGACAAGGTGTTTTCCCCTGGGAGCTTCGTGCGAGCGGAGTCAATGAACTTGCTGATTTCTCACCTGAGTTGGATTGGGAAACCCTGCGTGTCAGCATGAAAGATCACGGGGTCCGTAATGCAACACTAATGGCTATCGCGCCGGTAGAAAGCAGCAGTGTTGTGATTAACAGCACCAACGGTATTGAACTGCCAATGAGTTTGATCAGCGTAAAGGAATCCAAGGCTGGCAGTTTCATACAGGTGGTACCAGAATACCATAGATTAAAAAATCGATATCAGTTGATGTGGGAACAGAAAAACTGCGACGGATATCTAAAGACAGCTGCTGTTTTGGCTGCTTATGTGGATCAATCAATATCAACAAACACGTTTTATAATCCAGCACATTTTCCTGCGCGTAAAATACCCACCACGTTAATTGCAAAAAATCTAATGCAAGCACATAAATGGGGAATTAAGTCATTTTATTACAGCTTGATTTCAAAACAAGGCTCCAAGCACGATGCTAGTGAAAACTCTTCCATTCTCCCACCGGAAACAGTGACAATTACCGAATACGATGATTCAGATTGCGAATCTTGTAAATTGTAGTCTTATCACTAAATGAAAGAATATCACGCAAGGAAAAAGAATAATGAGTAAAAAACAATACAATCTTTCACAACGTACGGACTATCTCAATCGCAAGATGTTCTTGGACCCTGCCGGTCCGGTCACTATACAGCGATTTGAGGAGTTTCGCTATCCAAAGATAGCCAAGTTTGAAGAGACAGCTCGAGGATTCTTCTGGGTGCCAGAGGAGATCAGTCTCACAAAGGATGCAGCCGATTTCAAGAATGCTAGCGAGACCGTCAGGCATATCTTTACCAGCAACCTGCTACGTCAAACTGCATTGGACAGCCTACAAGGACGGGCACCCAGCCAGATATTCACACCCGTTGCCAGCGTTCCCGAGCTGGAGGCTGTGTGCCTGCTGTGGGGATTCTTTGAAACCAATCTACATTCAAAAAGCTACAGCCATATAATACGAAACATCTACAACGTGCCCAAGGATGAATTCAACAAGATACACGAAACGGGCCCGATAATCAGCATGGCAGCAAATATTGGCCGATATTATGATGATCTCCATCTGCTAAATTGCAAAAAAGAACTTGGTATAGCTGTAACAGAAGAGGAGCATTTGCGTGCAATTTGGTTAGCCTTGCATGCCAGCTATGCATTAGAAGCACTGCGTTTCATGGTGTCATTTGCCACCAGTTTAGCCATGGTGGAGAACAAGATATTCATAGGTAACGGCAACATCATCAGTCTTATCCTGCAGGATGAAATATTGCATCGTGACTGGACCGCATACATTATAAATCAGTGCGTCAAGGATGATCCAAGGTTCGCTGACATACGTACCAGCTGTGCTGCTGAGGTATATCAGATCTACCAAGATGTGATACGCGAGGAAAAGGAGTGGGCAGATTATCTTTTCAAGCATGGGCCTGTGATTGGGTTAAATGCATCAATCCTAAAGGATTTCATGGATTTCACGGCCAGCAACGCTCTCAAGGAAATAGGCATCAAGTATGCTTCTACAGCGCCAAAAACCACCCCGATTCCTTGGTTCAACAAGCATAGCAATCAAAGCAACAAGCAATCAGCGCTTCAGGAGACTGAAAGCACCAACTACGTGATTGGAGTCATGGGAGAAGGTATTGATTATGCCGATCTTCCCGCAATATGAAGATTGCTGTTGTTACACCCTATCACAGAGAGTCGGCTGACATTTTGTCAAGATGCCTGGCCTCCGTCAATTCACAAACCTGGCACAATACCAAACACATACTGGTGAGTGATGGGGGACACGGTCTTCTTTACGATCGGCCAAATATAGAGCATCTAGCACTTGGATGCTGCCACGATGATGCCGGGGCCACCCCGCGGGCAATAGGGGCATTGTCAGCATTCAGCAGGGGATATGATGCAGTGGCATTTCTAGATGCTGACAACACCTTTCAACCCAGACATATAGAAAAAATGATTGGTACCATGGTGGAATCAAAAGCCGAGATTGTTGCAGCCACTCGTAATGTATGCGACACCACAGGCAAATTACTCTACGTGGATCGCATAGAAAGCACCGGCCAAGACTTTTGTGACACAAACTGTATGTTTATTGGCAAAGCCGCCATGCATATATTAACATATTGGGTGACTGAAACAGCATCTGCGCTCTGGAGCGACAGGCTGTTTTGGCAAGCAATCAAACAACACGATATCAAAATTGCACACTGCTTGGCGCCAACCGTGAACTACCATTCAAGATGGGCATGGCACTATCAACATGCAGGTATAGCTATACCTGATGACAGTGTGTGGATCGCCACTGATAAGCTGGGACGTTTGGTTCACCAATCACATAAACCGTAAAAATAACAAGGTCACAACCGATGCAAGCTGAAATTTATACCAAAACCAATTGTCCTTACTGCGTGCGTGCAAAAAATCTATTGACGGAAAAAGGCATAGAATATCGGGAATTCATAATAAGTCCGGGGTTCAATGAACAATCGGTTTTGTCCAACCAACAGTATGTCACGCGAGATGCACTTCTTGAACGCGCCCCTAATGCCAAAACGGTTCCTCAGATTTGGCTGGAAGGCAATTATGTTGGGGGTTATACCGAGCTGGCCGCCTTTTTTAGTCGCTGATCAGCCAGGTAAATATTTGAAATGCCGCTGAATCCACCAAGCTACAAGGGTCAAGACGTTTGGTACAGTCCAAACACCTATGTCAATCAGGTGCAGGTGGCTCTATGGCAACCTGCGGTTCCCATGCCCAGCGGCTTGACTGCTATACCTCATATACCTGACCCTCCCTTTAGGTACAATGCCCAGCAGCTAGCACTCATGGACCAAACGAAAGGACAGTATTATCTCACCGACGCCAAGGGAAACCAAGTTCTCAATGTTGAAGGACATGCTCCAAATGTTGATGCACCTCCTGGCCAACTTAATTCCCCAGCCAATACCTACTATGCAGCAGATCCAGCTGCTGGCGATCAAGGGGGTTACAAAACGTTGATAGCAAATCTTGCACAGGCGGCCAGAGATGGTCTACACGGTTCATGGAACAGCGATACGTCACTGCCCAACATCAAAAACATGTTGAGCACTACCGGTGCGGATCCCTCTGTGGTAACCAAGTTTGCTTGGTGTGCAACATTTGCAGGATACATGCTCAAGCTTGCTGGACTTCCATATGCAAAGACCAAACCGGGTGATCATATCAATACCCTTGCATCAGCATATCTCAATTACGGGCAGGCAATTGATGTTGGCAATCAGCAAGCCTGGAGGCAAGGCGATATTATTTGTACCCAAACAAATAGTGGAAGCGGCAGCCATGTTGCATTTGTGTGGGGAGTAAATGCTGGGACGCCCGTGATATTGGGTGGCAACCAAGGGAAACATGTAGCAGTTTACATTTGGCGAGGCGACGGCACCGGCGCGACGCAAGCCGTTCGCCGAGCCTGGACGGTTCCTCCCGAAGCAGACAATTAACATATTGTTTGTACCAAAACCGCCGCCTATATTACAAGTAAGGAGGATAAACCCATGCTTATTGAACGCCAGTATGCCGTGAACGACACGGTGTGTGTAAAATTTGGAAATGGTGATGAAATCATCGCTAGATTAACTGAACAAACCGAAAACACCATTACGGTTACCAAGCCCCTGCTAATGGTGTTGTCGCAAGATCCTCGCACAGGTGCGCCTGGTGTACAAATGGCCCCATTTTGGATCATGGGAGGAGACAAGGATGCCAGATACACCATCAATAGAAACCATGTTATATGCATCATAAAAGCCAATAACGACGCCTCAAGCGGTTATAGTGCACAGACTACAGGACTTACATTGCCCACAGGGAGCGGATTGATCACCTAATGCATCTGCCATATCAATATGGCTCCACAAGGAATTTCTTGGGTTGCAATACATACACTGATCAGCCCTTTGTGGTGCTGGGTGCGCCGGTTGACTGCGCCACTACATTTCGCAGTGGTACACGCATGGGGCCAAACGCAATCAGGGATGCCAGCATGATGCTAACAGATGGTGTTCATGCACTATATCCTGGTGATATACTGTCATTCACTGGTGATGCAGGAGATATGGGAATCCCCAGTGGTAATCATTCTGCTGCAATCAAGACTATACGAGACGATTATTCCAACTTCCGTGGCAAGAACGTGATTACTCTTGGCGGTCATCATGGCATTACCTATCCGATCTTGCAGTCCTTGAGTTGTGTTCACGGCAAGAACGAAATTGCGGTGATACATTTTGACGCACATTGCGACACATGGCAAGATCAT